ACCGTAGCACGTGCAGCCTTGATAGCTTTTTCGGTGCTGGTCTTAGGTCGACCTGCTTTCTTTTTAGGAGTTCCGTCTTTCTTTAAGACAAAGTTACCATCATCATCTTGCAAGTAGAGATGAGGATTCCTCTCCCAGTCTTTCGTTTCGTTTTCCATATTTTTTATCTACGTGTTTCTTGAGACCGGGAGTAGAAATTCTTCTGTCGGTTTTATATTCTAACCAATCACATGCAGCCTGAAGTGATACCTCTTCGTTGACTATCATGTTTTCAGCAATCTGTAATGCTTCTAGTTCCTCTTCTATAGGTTTAAGAAATCCAGTAACCTCATCAAACTCATACCCGAATGGTATGGTAGAGGTTGTCCGTTTAATATAACCATCAGGAACCATATTCATTTTAAATAATCCACATAATTATAAAAGCTGATATAAATCCTATACCACACATGACACCCCAGACTTGCATGTCTGTAAGTTCATTTGTATTAATAAGACTATTTACTTTTTTTTCTAGTAGTTCTTTTAACATTTGTTTTCCTCTTGGTTGTTTGTTTTTTTGGAGCTAGAAAGTTTTTTATTTTTTCTAACCATCTCTTAATCATTGTCATTGTTGTTCTCCTAGTCCTCTTTTGGACTATCCTCTGTTTTCTTTTTACCGAATATTCTATCCCAGTTATCTCTATAATCTTGTGTATAGAATCCGGGTCTAGGATTAGCACCTTTACTTCCGTGCGTATTTTTATAGATGGGTGATCTAAATGTTATTGGCTTTTCGTCACTGCCTATTTGTTTACCCATGATCTTCTCCTTGCATACATTTATGCCATTCTTCTAATACTATTTCTTCAGAATAAGCAGCATAATAAATGTCTTTACACTTTTCAAACTCATTGTTGTTTGATGTATTTACACAGCTTATTAACAAAACTAAACTAACTATTCGTATTACCACTTAACCTTGTTAGCCCAGTACGCTGCAGACAACACACCTTTAGCAATGTTCTTAGCGTGACGAGCTTTAAATGATTTACGTTTTTTCTTCATTTTAGAAGACTCACCTGCTTTAGGTTTACCTGCTGTTGAAGCTCCTTGTTGTCCAAATCTGATAGTTTTAATTGTACTACCTGATTTAGCTACAACAATATGTGATTTAGTAGGATGATTGGGAGTACGCTTGGGTTTGTTATAACCACTGACTCCTGCTCGTTTTAATCTACCATCTGCTTTACCACCCTTTTTAAGTGGAAGTCTTCCTTCTGTCATTTGTTTGTTCATTTGTCTCATTGGTATAATTAAATCACTAATCTTTTCAGATGCTGCTGTAGCTTGTTCTATTCTGTTATCTCCTTCAAATACAATGTAATCTTTTTTCAACATTGCTTCTTTTAAAGCATCATCATCAGACAACTGGACAAGCTTACCATTTTTTTCTCTAATAGTAGGGTATAAATATTCTTTATTGTCTACATCGGATGATCTTGTTAGAAGTGTATGTTTTCCTTTGTATTTATCACCACCGGGTTGAGTAGCTCTTTTAAACCAAGACTTATCTTCAACCATATTAATAACTTCTGCATCTGTTAAACCACCCGTGTTTTTTCTATATCGGGCTGTCTTCTCTGCAATTTTCTTAGGTTGTTTAGAGTGTTGCTTACCGGCAGCTTTATCTGCTTTTTTCTTTGCTGATGTTCTTGAATATTCTTCTGAAGTTAAGGCTTCTCTAGCTTTCTTGGGTAAATATCTTTCACCTGTATCGCTAGACTTCTTACCAGACTTAGTACCCCAATCTTGTTCGCCCCATTTCTTTAGGGACTCTTGTGGTTTCTTTAACATTACTTATATCCTCCACCAGCTTTCTTATAAGCTTTGGCTAGTGCTTGTGCTTTACGTGCAGACCATTTACCGGCTGCAGTACCGTGTGAAGCAGCAGCTTTAATACGTTGAAATATTCTTTTACGTAGTCCGGGCTTGGTATAGTTACCTGCTTTGTTGACGGTGGATTTAGCTTTGCCACCTTTTTTACGTTGTATTCTTTCTTCGTCACTTTTATTTTTAAAATATAATCTTTTGTCTTTTGTATTTATTAACTGTTCTAATTCGTTCATTGCATCTTTTTCACTATCCGGATATTTATCCCGTAATGTAAAACCAACTTTATTATTTAAATAATCTCCAAATTCATCTTTAGATAAATGTGTAACTGCTTGGCTTAAATCTTTAGCTTGAACTGCTGCTCTTTTTAATTTAGAATCACCAAATCGATACGCACTTAAAACATGTGTAAAAATTTCTCCCGCATTATCTACTTCTTTTCCTTGTTTTGTTGACCAGTCTGTAGGTAAAAACGGTTCATTATATTTATTTTTATACCAATCTTCTGTATATGTTAAAGCATCTCCATATGCTTTTTCAATATCTTTACCTGTAACTCCTAATTTTTTTCCACCAAATTTATAAAAATCATATAATACTCTACCTCCGTCTCCATATAAAACTCTAGCACCTTTTCTAAATTGTAATCGTTCTAATAACATCAGTGTATCGTCCTATCTTCTTCTTTTGGTATAGTATTTAAGTATTCTTTTTCTAGATCATCATCCACATAGATGCTGTCTAACTCACCTACAACCACTAAATGGTTCTGGGCTGCAGCTATCTCTGCTTTCTCATAAGATGAAGCTACGATGTTAGGACCTGCAAAGGTCGTACCGTAGGCTTCGATCTCAGTCAGAAATATCTTCATAGTCACCTTCTGTAATGTCAATCGCCTTTTTCTCTGGGAGAATAAATATACCACCACCGGTATTATGATTAACATCTATTCTATCTGTCTTACTAACCCCTACACGATCTAGTATAGTTTGTGCAGCTTGTAGCTTATAGTTGGCTTGTGGTATCGGCTTATCCGACTTCAAAACCTCTATAATCTTGAACGCTGCTGTAGGGGCTTCCCTTGCAAGTACGTTTTGGGCTAAATCTACTACTTCCTCTTTTAAACTTTTTAGTACTTGATAGTGATTGCCGGAGTAACCTGCAAGTTCGGCTGACTTTTTAAAGTCTCCTCCTGTATCTACGAGGTGACCCAAGAACGCTTCCTGCTTTTCAGTAAGATTCCTGTCTTTTGTTTCAGCTAAATAATTGGTTGCCATGTAGGTATTATAGAGGTATATTACAAATTTGTCAAGCCTTTGTAAAGTTTTTTACTTTATTTCGCAAATGACTTGACAAACTCGTAAAAAATGTGTACAATAGAATTGTAAGGTTCTCCCCAGTTATATATATAACATAACCCAACCTAACCCATCCTAGTCGTTCTAGACTTATTCAAAATAATATATCAAACATGCCGAAACCTTTGTAAAGTTAGGGGGCTGGTTAATATTCTAAATCTTCCTAAAATGTATATGTTTTATATATATGGGGGTAGGGGGCTAGGTGGCTCCTGCCTACCACTGTACAAACGTACAATACTGTATAAACGTACAGTATATCAGAAACATAAGCCCACTTTATAAAGTGTTATAAGCTTCACAAATTATTCACTGCACTTATAAAGCTTTATAAAGTTTTTATATGTTAGTGATCTGTAAAATTTTACAAGCTTTTAAAATTTATCTAGTTTATATCATTCACGCCCCTTATAAAGTCTTATAAATATAATATATTATAAGTCTACTTTATAAAGGTTTCACCATATCCATTCTAAGCTTCCCAATGCTTAACCAATACCACAGCATCTAAAAATCAAATAAACTTCATACAGGGCATTCTGAGAAGCCTATATATTTCACAATATTGTCACAGTCTTGTCACACGATTGTCACATTGATGCTGTATGGAAATCCATATATTCATAAACTTTATAAAGCTTTATAAGTTATTTATATAGTATGTCACATAATTGTCACAATAGTTCACATAAAGTTCACATAACTGTCACACAATTGTCACAATTGATCTGTAACTTAGATTCCATACCGAGTGCAATTAAGCAGATAGGTAAAACCAGAAAAGGTGCATTATGTCTTTTAATAAAGATAATTATGAAGCCTTTACTTGCTGGGAATCTGGAAGGCTACAATATCGCT